CTGACATTGGCTCTACACAAATGCTAACATATGCTGCAAACTATGGGGCCGCATCTACGTCACAAGTGATTAGTAACACATATGATAACGCTTATTACGACTTTTTTAATAACTTTCGGTCACTCTTGTTGAGAATTTACAATCGAATTAAACTTCCACAATTTGCGCAAAGCGAAGAGTGTAACGGCGTTCAAATAACAAAATTTGTTACTCCTAGGGACTATAGCCTTCTTGGGGTTATTTTAGAGATGCCAGACATAGAATTATTAAAGTTGTATTTTGACATTCGCATCGTCGAAGAACCAAGCAAGTACGAGGCTAGTGAAAAAAATAAGATCATAAGAGATTGCCTAAGTCTATATAAATCCAAGGGTTTGGTTAATTCAATGTTTCTTTTTGAAGAAATTATTAACCAACCATTTGACTATAATGGTTCTTTGAGTTATCTTTATAGGCAGTCCAAGATGAATCCCGGAGCGACAGTTGTACTTTCAAAGCCTAGATGATAAGCAGGAGTGTGTGGGCGTATATGTTGATGGAAAATTGCATTTCGACGATACACCAGATAATCTAACACGCACATGGGCGCCAGCGAGTCTTCAAGACGATTCAATCGAATATGGTTGGATCTATGCTGGTGGCCTCAATATCGAAAAAGCGTGCCCGGAGCACCTTAAGGAGGCGTGGCAAAAGAACTCAAAGAAAATGCTAGCATATAAGAAGTCGTTTGAGATTGCCAAGCTTAATCTACGAGATCACTGCTTTTTTGATCTTGTACCACACGACGCCTTGGTTGAGTTTTGCGATGTAAAAAATCAGATCACAAAATACGTGTTTGAGAACAACGAGAAGCCAGAGAACTATGATTATTTGGCCTCAGCAGCAAAGCTTCTGCACAAGATAAAAAATCAGAATCTTAATCTTGATAGCAGTGACAGTCGTGGGTTGTTCATTAGTTCGAATTCACGCCAAGGAGCACAAAAGCTTCTAAACGGACCCAAACACATCAATTATAACCTCTTTGGCACCGTTACAGGGCGTTTGACAACCTTGGGAGGGTCTTTCCCCGTCTTAACCATTAAGAAAGAACTGAGGCAAATCATAAAGCCTCATAATGATTGGTTTTTGTCACTTGATTATAATGGCGCGGAAGCACGAACAGTTTTGGCCCTTGCTGGCGAACTGCAACCAGAACACGATATTCATAATTGGAATATTGCCAATGTTTTTCGGAACCCTTCAATGAAAAGAGAGGAAGCAAAAACCCTGTTCTTTGCTTGGTTGTATAACCCCGACTCCAAGGATTTAAATGATAGCTATTATGATCGTAAGAAAATACTTGACAAGTGGTATGATGGTGAATATATTACAACTGTATTCGGGAGGCACATCAAAGTCAACGATTGGAAAGCGTTTAACTATTTGATCCAAAGCACAACAGCAGATCTCGTTATCGAGCGAGCAATTGCTATTGATAAATTTCTTGAGGACAAGAGGTCATTTATCTCACACATTGTTCATGATGAGGTAGTTATTGACTTTGCCGATGAGGACCGCAATCTTGTGAAGGAAATTAAGGACATATTTGCGGATAATAAGCTTGCAAAATATGAAGTAAATTTAAATGCCGGCAAAAACTACTTTGACCTAGACACACTGCGACTATGATTTCAATTATTGGGATAGGCACCGGCGCTAGCGCCATCGCCTCAAAATTTAGCGACATCACTCAGTACGATGTATATGTTTTGAACGATACAATTGAGCGCTCCACCAAAAGAAAGAAGAAGCTAAAGAAATTTAGCTCCCCTGAGCAATATGAAGAGAGCGTTCCAGATCTTAAGAAGTTCTTTAAAGATTTGAAAGAACACGTACAGGTTTTTATAATTGGCACATCTTACAGTTCTAATTATTCTCTGGGAATTCTTGAACAAATGAAAGACAAGAAGGTTGATATCTTCTATGTTAAGCCTGACATCGAGCTTATTAATGGTGAAAGGCGCCTTATGGAGAACATGACATTCGGAGTTCTGCAACAATACGCTCGTTCTGGTCTTTTTAACTCATTCACGATTTTTTCCAATCTTGAAATCGAGAAGACACTCGGAGACGTGCCAATTAAGAGTTATTATGATACAATTAATGGCGCCATATTTTCAGCAGTTCATTATTTAAATTATTTCACTCACTCTGAGCCAGAGATCGGCCAAGTTGCAAAACCATCAGAGATTAATCGTATTCGTACGGTAGGTGCTCTTGACCCAAAAACTTTAAAAGAAAATTGGCTATTTGAGCTTGACGCAGCGCGAGAACTGTGTTATTATATATGTGTAAATGAGGATAGATTAGCAACCGAGGGCACATTACATAGGAGATTGGTCGACCTTCTTAAAAAGAAGCCGACAAACGCATTTCGCAAAATCTCATATGCAATTTATGAGACCCCTTATAGTGATTTTGGGTATGTGGTAGCCCATACAAATACCATACAACAACAAAAAACTCTTGACAAGTTAGAACAAGAGTGATACATTAGGTGTCGAGGAAAGCTCGATACACTTTAACAACAAAACAAGGAGAAAAAACTAATGTCAATCAATATGGAACTAATGCGGAAGAAGCTCGCCGCCCTTCGAGGAGAAGGAACAAAAGAGCAATCAGTCTGGTTCAAGCCCGACGAGGGAGATCAAGATATCCGAATCGTCCCAGCCCCAGACGGAGATCCACTAAAGGAAATGTATTTCCACTATAATGTAGGCGATCATCGAGGCGGCATTGTTTGTCCAAAGCGTAACTTTGGCGACGAGTGTCCGATCTGCGAGTTTGCGTCTGCAGTNTGGANAGAAGGNACNANCAANAANGANGAGGAGAGNAAGAAGCTCGCCAAGTCTCTTTTTGTCCGTGCACGCTTCTTCTCACCGGTTGTTGTTCGCGGCCGTGAAGACGAAGGAGTGAAGGTTTACGGCTACGGAAAGCGCGCCTATGAGAATCTTCTGGGTTATATTCTAGATCCAGATTACGGTGATATCACCGACACCCTTGAGGGCACTGATATCGCCCTTACATACACCAAGCCAACCGCGCCTGGTGCATACCCACAAACCAACTTGAAGATGCGTAGAAACACTTCACCGCTTCTGGAGGATACAGATGCCATCCCCGCCCTCCTTGACGGCATGCCTGATATTGACTCTCTATTCGAGCGTCATACTCCGGAGCAAATCAACGCAATTCTTGATGAGCAATTAGCTGGCGATGGAAGCGCAGAATCGCGCTCGAAGGAAACCACGAAATATAACAGTGGCAAGAATGACGTGGACCGAGCGTTTGATGAGCTAATGGCCAACAAGTAACATATAGTTGGTTTGTAAGAGGCCGATGGCACCCCGGCAATAAGAATAGGGTGCCGCATTTTTTTTAAGGAGACAAAAAATGAGACTCGTTCTACCAATCCTTGCCGCAACGCTGCTAATGGCTTGTGGGGATAAGGATGACGATACGGCAGTTGACACTGCCGATTCTGCTGACACAGCAGAGTGATCATAGCCGCTGGCAGNCCGGNTAAAGTCTGCCACATTTTAATTTATAAGGAGAGCACAATGGCCAAAAAAGCTAAAGAAACCAAGCCCGGCCGGGTTTCAATGCAAGATTTGATGAAGCTTGTAAACAAAAAGGCTGGCAAGAACGTCGCACACGACCTAACAGGCGATAATCCGACAGAGGTAAAGGAGTGGATTTCGACAGGCTCTCGCTGGCTGGACTCAATCATTTGCAAGGGACAGGTNGCAGGAATNCCCGTAGGAAAGGTTAGCGAACTAGCAGGCCTTACCTCTACTGGTAAGTCATATATGGCAGCCCAGATCGCCGCAAACGCCCAAAAACAGGGCAAGATTGTCGTCTACTTTGATTCTGAGTCGGCCATCGACCCAGACTTCTTGGACCGCGCAGGGTGCGACCTAAGCCGATTAATGTACATCCAGGCAACCTCAGTGGAGTTTGTGTTGGAGACTGTAGAAGAATTGTTGGGTGCGTCGGAAGATCAGCTTCTGTTTATCTGGGACTCGTTAGCTTTCACTCCATCAATTTCTGATGTTGAGGGCGACTTTAATCCCCAATCCTCAATGGCGGTAAAGGCCCGCATTCTTGCTAAGGGAATGTCAAAACTGATTATCCCTATTGCAGATAAGCAGGCCACCTTCTTGATTCTCAATCAACTTAAGACAAACATCCCCCAAGGCCCCAATGCGAGAGTTATTGCAATGACTACTCCATATATGACACCTGGAGGAAAGGCGCTTCATTATTCATATTCGTTGCGAGTCTGGCTTACGGGCCGTAAAGCAAAATCAGCGTTTGTTGAAGATGAAAAGGGATTCCGTATCGGATCCGAAGTCAAAGTAAAGATTGAGAAGTCGCGATTTGGTACCCAAGGACGCTCGTGTGCCTTCAGAATTTTATGGGGCACCGAGGATGTTGGCATTCGAGACGAAGAAAGCTGGTTAGACGCCATCAAGGGTTCAGAATATCTCAGTTCGGCTGGTGCCTGGTATACCCTAACAATGCCAGACGGATATACAAAGAAATTTCAGCCCTCAAAATGGGCAGACATTATTAAGGAAGACAAAGAGTTCAGAGAGAAGATTATATCGTTGATGGATCATGAGGTCGTGCAGAAGTTCGACAGACGCGAAGGAAACGCGGAAGATTTTTATACAGATCCTGAATAAAAAACACTTGACAGCCCTTCTACAAAACGTTATACTTATGTATAAGCTTGTAGGAGGGCTTTGTGACATTTGCAGCGAAAGAATATGATTCTTCATATAGTGCTGAGCGCCACCATAGATATTCCGGCAAAATTGCGAGATATATGGATCTTGCAAAGAGAATGGCGTATCAGTCAACCTTCCCAGATTATCGCCACGGCGCAGTACTTGTTAAGGGTTCAGTAAGGAATGTATCGTCCAACAAGGATAAATATTGTTCCTTTGCGACTCGGTTTCAAAAGCANCACACCGGCAAAACAACTTTGCATGCAGAGTTGGGAGCAATCCTAGGAGTTGATCGTAGTATCACTGAGGGTGCTACTGTATATGTTGCCAGAATTGGTAAGGAAGGGGATTATAAGATATCCAAACCTTGTCAAATGTGCCATGAGGCGCTCAAACACGTAGGCGTTAAAAAAGTCGTTTACACTATAAATAATAAGACAGCAGGGAGTTATAAACTGTGAAAAAAAGAGTATTGATAATTGATTCGTTGAATCTTTATTTGCGCGCCTATATTATGGATCCTAGTTTAACAATGCAGGGAGAGCCGTGCGGCGGTATTAAGGGATCGTTGAAGATTCTTCAAAAGCTCGTAAGAGAATCAAAGCCGGACGAAATCATATTTGTGTGGGATGGGCCTAATGGTTCTCGCAAGCGCAAAGCCCTCAACAAGGACTATAAAGCCGGGCGAAAACCCATTCGTCTTAATCGCACAGTAAAAAACCTTACAGAAGATGAAGAAATACGGAACAAGGTCTGGCAGCAGATGCGCCTGATGGAATATCTTAACGAGATGCCCATTGTTCAGATCATTATCCCAGAAGTTGAGGCCGACGATGTAATCGCCCATATTACCACGCTATCATATTATGATGGATGGCAAAAAGTGATTGTATCAAATGACAAAGACTTCTATCAATTGTGTGATGAGGAAACCGTTGTATTCAGACCGGTAAGCAAGACTGTCTATAATAAGAAGCGTATTGTAGAAGAATTGGGCGTGCATCCCCGGAACATGGCCCTAGCACGCGCTCTTATTGGGGACGCATCTGATAATCTACCAGGCATCCGTGGGGTCGGCTTTAAGACTATTCAAAGGCGCCTAGGTTTCCTGGGTACCGAAAAAGACTATACAATTGAAGATGTGATTGAGTTTTGTGAAAACACCGGATCAAAACTTAAGTTCCACACGAATATTGTCGAAGGCA